CTGTTTCTTTTTACCCCAAAAACGACTCAAACAGCCACTATCGGCTTGAATCGGATCAGGAATAGTCATGACGGCTGAAATAGGCTTAGAAGGGCTGCAATCGGTTGAGGTAGGGGTAACAGAACCGCGTAAAGGCTCTCAAGTGCCTAGAATCCGCTCAAAGCCGCTTGATTTACCAACCCGGGGCGATGAGATGATCCAGTTCTGCATCGATATCGGATTCCCATTGCTCCCATGGCAGGCAGACTTGGCTAGAGAATGTTTACGCTACAAGGCTGATGGGCGCTGGGCGCATCCGCTAATCGGAATTATGTTGCCACGCCAACAGGGCAAATCTACATTCATGGCGCTTCGAATCCTTTTCGGGATCTATGTTCTGGGCGAAAAGATGCACCTGGCTACTGCTCATAAACTAACTACATCGAGCGAAATCTTCTTTAAGGTCAGCGAGATCATTGATAATTCCCAGATGCTTTTAGATAACTTCGCCAAGAAGTACGAATCCAAGGGATCGCAGGAAATCAGGTTTAAGAATAAAGCCCGGTATCTGATTAGAGCAGGCAACTCAGCCGCTCGAGGTATTGCTGCTCCAGATGTTATTCATATTGACGAGTTGCGAGAGTTCGACACAGAAGATGTCTGGAGTTCGATGCGATTTACTCAGATGTCTAACTCGAATCCTCAAGCCTATGTCTATTCCAATGCTGGACACGCTAATTCAGTTCTGCTGCATAAGTTTAGGGAGCGAGGTTTAGCAGCTAGTGAGGGAGCAGATGATTCTATTGGTTGGTTTGAATGGAGTGCCGAACCAGGAGCCGAGATTACCGATAAAGAAGCCTGGTATCAAAGCAATCCATCTTTAGGCCACACAGTTCATGAAGATAACATCAAGGACAGCCTGTCAGACCGAGAAGATATATTTAGAACCGAAATCCTTTGCCAATTCGTTTCGATGATTAACCCAGTTATTTCTGAAGCCGAATGGAAGAAGTGTAAGGCCGATGATCTGCCTCAACTTGATGTCGAAAAGGATACTTGGATGGCGATCGATCTCAGCCCAGACAGAAAACACGCTTCGCTAGTTGCAGGCCAGAGAATCGAAGGCAATCGCTTCATGGTCAGCCTTCTTCATACTTGGTTCAACCCGGTCAACCTTGATGATCTAGAAATGGCCAACGATATTGCTTACTGGGTTCGCAAGTTCCCAGTTAATGCCGTTGCTTACTCAAAGTCGACAGCCTCAGCAGTTGCGGCCAGATTGGCTCCAGCAGGAATCCCAATTCATGAAGTTAACTCGCAGGAATATCAGCAATCATGCGATGAGTTCGTTTCGGCGGTTTCATCGATGCGCCTTGCACACGCGGATCAAGAAGAACTAACCAAGCAAGTTCTATCGGCAGTTAAATTAACTCGAGGCGATGGCGGTTGGGTAATGGGTCGAAAGCAAAGCGGCATAGTCTGTGGAGCAGTTGCTTCGGCAATGGTTACTCACTTCGCAACACGCGGAGAATCCGAAGTGGACATTCAGATAGGATAATGTCTGGACAGTAGCGTATAATATGTCCAATGGGAATCAGGGACTTATTTACAACGCCAAAGCCAACAACCGAAATCACAGTTGATGCGGCTTCGACACCTGCACCGTTTAACAACACAGCATCTTTTAATCCTTTCGTATTTACTCAATCCGTAGCAAGCCGTCAGCAAGCAATGGCAGTTCCAACTATTGCCAGAGCGCGTAACATCATCTGCTCAACACTTGCAGCACTACCACTCGAGCAGTATTCGAAGCTCGATGGTTCTCACATGGGAACTCCAGCGGTAATTAATCAGCCAGATCCACGCGTTCCTGGTTCTGCTATTTATGCCTGGCTTGCAGAAGATCTTTTATTTCATGGCGTTGGTTACGGCCAAGTTCTCGAGCAGTACGGAGACACCGGGCGAGTTCGTGCCTGGACTCGGGTTGCTCCAGATCGCGTAACTCCAAAACTTAACAACAATCAAACAGAAATTGTTGGCTACCAAGTCGATGGTTCAATAGTTCCAACTCAAGGCGTAGGTTCCTTGGTTGTATTTTACGGACTTGATGAAGGTTTATTGAATCGAGCAGGTCGCACAATCCGCGCCGCTCATGCGCTAGAACAAGCCGCTGAAACTTTTGCTAAAGAACCAGTACCACTTCAAGTTCTTAAATCTAACGGAACTAATCTCCCAGCAGAACGAATTTCTAAACTTCTCGAATCATGGAGAACTGCTCGACTTACTAAATCAACCGCGTTCTTAAATGCGGATGTTGAATTGCAAGCGCTGGGCATCGATCCTGCCAAGTTACAACTAAATGAGGCTCGCCAATATGTCGCGCTGGAATTGGCTCGCGCTTGCAACCTACCTGCTTATTTCGTAAGTGCTGAAACTACGAGCATGACTTATTCGAACTCTGTTTCGGAAAGGCGTTCGCTTATCGACTTTTCCATGAAGCCAATTTTAGCGAGCATCGAACAGCGCCTATCAATGCCTGATTTCTGCCCTTCAACTGGGGTTATCCGTTTTAGCCTAGACGAGTTCTTGCGTTCAGATGCGCTTGCTCGCGCTCAAGTTTATGAAATCTTAAATCGAATTGGCGCGATGAGCGTTGAGCAGATTCAAGAAGAAGAAGATCTGATCGACAACAAGGAGAACCGATGAAAATAACTATGCCATACGCGATCACAGCGGCAGATACGGAATCTCGCATAATCGCAGGCCGCATCGTTTCATGGAACGCTGAAGGCAGTACATCCGCCGGGCGCACCATGTTCAAAGAAGATTCAATCACCATGGCCAAGAACATCAAGTTGGTTCTTCAGCATGATGTAACTCGCCCATTGGGCAAGATGGTTTCATTCGAAACAGATGCAGAAGGCATCACAGCAGAATTTAAGATCGCCAAGACAACAGCAGGCAACGATGCTCTAGAAGAAGCTGCAACTGGGCTTCGTTCAGATTTTAGCGTTGGCGTAGATGTTGCAGAGTGGGATAACGAAGATGGCGTTATGGCTATCAGCGCATCTAATCTAATCGAAGTTAGCCTGGTTACAGATGGCGCAATCCCAGGCGCAGAAGTCGCAAAAGTAGCGGCAGTAGAAAATGAAGTTTCTGAGACACCTCAGGAAGAAACACAATCAACCACAGAAGGAGAACAAGTGTCAGACACTACCGTTCCAGAAGTTGCTCCTGCCGCAGAAACGGTAGAGGCTGCAAAGGTTGAAGTAAAGGCTGCAACAGCACCTTATATTTCAACTGTTGTTCGTAACCCAATCGTTGATAAGGCTTCTTATCTCGAGCATTCAGTTCGCGCGAAGTTAGGTTCAGAAGAATCTCGTATGTATGTTGCAGCAGCAGCAGATGTTACAGATAACGCAGGCCTAGTTCCAACACGCCAACTCACAGAGGTCATTAACGGCATCTCAAACGCAGATCGCCCATTCATTGACTCAATTTCTCGCGGAACTCTACCTGATGCAGGTATGACTTTCGAGATTCCAAAGATCACAGTTGCTCCAACAGTTGCAGTTGCATCTGAAGGCGGAACACCATCAGAAACAGATCAGAATGCAGCGTTCGTAACTGTAAATGTTCAGAAGTTTATCGGACAGCAAACATTCTCACTAGAACTTCTAGATCGTTCTTCACCAGCATTCTTCGCTGAACTCGTTCGTCAAATGGAGTTTGCTTACGCAAAGGCCACAGATAACGCAGTTGCAACAGCAATGGTTAACGGTGGAACAGATGGCGGAAACCGCGCAGCACTTACAACCGGCGCTCTTGTTGCTGACTTCGTTTCAGATGCAGCAGTTTCTATCTACAAGAACACTCTAGGCTTCGCACAAAACATCGTAGTTTCTCCAGAACAATGGGGCGCTCTAATGGGCTTGGTCGATGGTTCAAATCGCCCAATCTTCCAACAGACAATCAATCCTCAGAATGCTGGCGGAACTCTAACTGCAACAGCAATCCGCGGAAACCTTCTCGGACTTAACCTTCGAGTATCACGCGCACTAACAGATGGTTCAGGCGTTGGCGATAACACTCTTATTGTTATCAACCCAGATGCTTACACCTGGTACGAATCACCACGCCTATCACTCCAGACAAATCTCATCTCAACAGGTCAGGTTCAAGTTGGATACTACGGCTATGGCGCAACTGCTACAAAGCTTGGCGCAGGCGCTTACCGTTTCATGGTTGCGTAGTCAATAACTAATCATGGGGGGGCTGCTGCTCCCGGTGGCTCCCCCAGCCGTTTAATAGAGAGGATGTAGAGATGGCTTCAATCGTTACAGTTGCAGAACTAAGGTCTATCCTTGGCGTCTCTACATCCCTTTACAATGACGCATATTTAACCGATGTAATAGATACGGCTGAGGCAGTTATCTTGCCAATGCTAGTTAAGTACTCAAGCCCAATCGATGTCGTTTCACTTCAAGACAACATCGCGACATATTATGTCCTTGGCGATAACAACTTTTCAGCGGGTCAGAGCGTAGTCATAACAGGCGTAGGCTCTCCATTTAATGGCACTTTCACAATCTTGGAATCAAGCAATTTAGATTATGATTCATTCGTTTTGCGTTCTAACTCACGCGTATTCCTAGACGGTTCATACAGAGAATTTAATGGCTTCTTTACTGTATCCCTAACCAATGCCGATATTACGGAGCGCAAGGTTATTCCTTCAGGACTTGCAACACTTTCAGGCGCGGCAACTTATGTAGGCGTAAGCGCAGTTGAATCAGCAGTTCTTGCAGTATCAGTAGAAGTATTTCAATCTCGGATCGCTCCAGGCGGACAAATCGAGGGCATCGACTTCACAAATGTCTCGCCTTATCGTTTAGGCCGCAGCCTTTTTAACCGCGTATCAGGACTCCTAGGGGCGTACATCGACACCGATTCAATGGTGCAATAAATGCCAGCCTCAACAATCCTGGACACAGTTCGTCAACCTTTAGCAACAGCCTTCGCAGGCGTAGCAGGCAATGTCTATGCCTATGTACCAGAAGCACCTATGGTTCCCTTCGTAGTATGCGTTCCAGATTCGCCTTATCTCGAATTAGAGACAATCGGCAAGACCACACTTCACACTAAAATTAATCTTGTAATCTCAGTTGCCGTTGCCTATAACAGCAACCCGGCATCGCTCGACAATCTCGAGCAGCTAGTAATAAGTGTTCTGAAAGTGATCCCAGTTGGGTACACGATCGGATCGGTTGAAAAACCAACGGTAACTCAAGTCGGGCCTTCTAATGTGTTGGTCGCAGATATCCGAGTTTCTACCTACTACACACAAACAAACTAAGGATAAATAATGGCAACCACAGTAATCACAGGTCGCGATATTTCTCTATCTTTCACAGGTGGAACAGATATCGAAGCCCAAGCAACTTCAGCAGTTCTAACTAAGACCAACATTCGCGAGACATACCAGACTCTTGATGGCGAGGCTTACAAAACTGTAAATCTTGAGGGTACTTTTGCTCTTTCAATGCTCGCTGATTGGGGCAAGGCTAACTCAGTATGCGAAGCACTATGGACAGCAGCAGAAACAGCACCAGACACAGACATCACAGTAAGCCTTACTGCTGCTACAGGCGCAGTATTCTCATTCCCAATTATGCCTGAATTTCCAACAGCAGGTGGCGCTGGAACTGATGCTCAGACAGTAGACTTTACCTTCAAAGTATCAAAGGGCGCAGTTACAGAAACCTTCAGCTAAACAATAGAAACGGGAGCAAACAATGCAACAGCAAATAACAATTAAATATGTTGATGGATCGGAAACCACTTACCTGGTTCGCCCACCTGATTACGCCAAATGGGAGATGACAACTAAAAAGGTTATCTCCCAGTTCGGTGGCATGTGGGATATTCTTTATGTAACGCATTCAGCAATGAAACGCGATGCAGGCGGCAAACCAACCAAGACACTTGATGTTTGGATGGAATCGGTCGCAGATGTTGAAGTAGGTGAAGGAGACCCAAAAGTCATTCAAGAGGAAGCGTAAGCCGACTCTTGGTGGAATTGGCGATAGCCACTCAGATCCCTATGGATCATTGGCAAAGCGCCGAGGATATTCTTACAGCGATTGAAATACTAGAGGAGCGTAATCGTGGCAGATGAATTAATCGCCTTCGATAAAACGGAACTTCGCATGGTATTTAAAGCCTTAAAGAATATGGGTGAAGAAGCCAACGATGAGGCCAAGCGCCAATCAGGCGCTCTGGCTGAATTCGCCCGGGCTGAGGTTATTCAGACAGCAAGTCGAGGTAATAACACTAAAGTCTCAGGGCGCATTGCTCAGGGTTCTAGGGTTAAGAAGTCAAGCCGTATCGGTGAGATTACTTATGGCTTCGCTTCTCAAAAGTTCTCAGGTGGCGCAACCACTAAAGATATCTGGGGCGGTACTGAATTCGGATCTAACAAATACAGGCAATTCCCTGTCTGGTCAGGCCGCGAAGGTCGAGGCTCTAAGGGCTGGTTTATCTATCCAACGCTTCGCAAGATTCAACCGCAGATCGTTGCTAGATGGACAGAATCATTTACTAAGATTTTGAAGGAGTGGGGCTAATGGCAACAGGTACAAGAGCGTTAACGCTCAAGCTTCTTGCTGATGTCGATAACTTCACTAAGAACCTTGATAAGGCCGATAAAAATGTTGCCACCTTCGGCGATAAAGTTGCTAAGTTCGGAAAGATTGCTGGAGCAGCATTCGCAGCCGCAGGCGCGGCAGCCGTTGCCTATGCTGGAAAGTTAGCCATCGATGGCGTTAAATCTGCTATTGAAGATGAAGCCGCTCAAGCCAAGTTAGCCAATACTTTAAAGAATGTTACTCAGGCTACCGATGCCCAGATTAAAAGCACAGAAGAATTTATTCTTCAGACTTCTCTGGCTACTGGCGTTGCCGATAATGAACTTCGCCCATCGCTCGATCGTTTAACTCGAGCAACTAAAGATGTTGACAAGGCTCAAAAGTTACAGGCTTTAGCCTTAGATATTTCTGCTGGTAGTGGTAAATCTCTACAGGCAGTTACAGAAGCCCTTTCAAAGGCTCAGGAAGGCAATCTGGCAGGCTTAGGCCGTCTAGGCGTTGGCATTGATAGGGCTGAACTTAAAACCCTTACATTCGATCAGATCACAGCAAAACTTGCAGGTACTTTCGAGAATCAGGCATCAAAGCAAGCCGATACATTCCAAGGAAAGTTAAGCCGCTTACAGGTGGCCTTCGATGAAGGCAAGGAAACCGTAGGCGCTTACATCCTTGATGCCATAACTCCAATGGTCGATGTTATTGTTAAACGAGTTATCCCGGCCATTGCAGACTTTACTAGCAACCTAGGCGATAAACTTCGCCCAGTTATGGAATTCCTAAACCCTATTATTAATGGACTTCGATCAGCGTTTAATTCAGTTCGTGATTCCCTTGCAAGAAATAGCGATGAGTTAAGACCTCTTCTTAATCTATTTAGGAATCTTGCAGAATTCTCTCGTGATGTTTTAGCGCCAATCCTAGGCAAGACTTTAGGCAAAGCATTCGAAGTTGTAGGCGGAGCAATAAGTGCGCTAATTAGCGGAATAGCCTCAGTAGTCAACTTCTTTGATGATCTTTACAACAAAATTAAACGAGTAATTGAAATATCAAAGCAAATTGGATCTGCCTTAAATCCATTTAGCAACGCATCGTTTTCAACTGGAGCAGCATCTCCATCAACTCCAAGCGCCCCGGCAATGCCCAATGAACCGATTGCCGCTTACAGATATGTCGGCGGAACTACAAATATCACCGTTAATGGCGCAATCGATAGTGAGTCAACCGCTCGCCAGATTGTAAGTATTCTTAATGATTCATCAGCTCGAGGAACCCTCGGAAGCGCGGCATTCTTTTAATGACCGCATGGAACCCAGATTGGGCAGTAGAGGTTAATGGGTTAGGTGATGTAACAAGCCTAGTCTTATCGGATCTAACGATTACCTCAGGCCGCTCAGATATTTATAGCCAACCTATTGCTGGGTACTGCCGATTTACAGTAAAGAACCTAGATCAATCAGCCATATCCTTCGATGTCAATGATTCTATTGTGGTCAAGATAAAAGATTCAACTGGGACTTATATTCCAATCTTTGGCGGAGATATATCAGACATAGACATAGTTGTAGCCACAGGCGAGCCAGCCATAACCCAGAATGTAACAATTACGGCGCTCGGGGCTTTATCTAAACTGCCTAAAGTATTAACTCAAGGCGTATTAAATAAAGACTTTGATGGCGATCAAATTTACGAAGTATTGCAAACCGTTTTATTCGACCAATGGAATGAAGTACCAGCAGCAGAAACTTGGGCGGCTTACAATCCTTTAACAACTTGGGAAAATGCAGAGAACTCTGGGCTTGGGGAAATTGATCGCCCGGGCGATTATGAGCTAACAGACAGGTCAGCATCAACTACTGATGTTTATTCTTTAGTAGCCAGCCTTGCTACTTCTGGGCTTGGCTATATTTACGAAGATGCTTCTGGGCGAATTGGATATGCAGACAGCACTCATCGATCTCAATACCTATCAACCAATGGCTATGCCTATGTAGATGGCGGATGGGCTTACGCCAATGGAATAGCGACATCTAAGCGCCTAGGCGATGTACGCAACAAAGTAACTATTACCTACAAAAATGGGCAACAAGAAACGGCTGAGGATGCTGCATCCATTGCGGTCTATGGCACTCAAGCCCAAAACATTCAGACCAGCATTGAAAACGGCGCAGATGCCCTAAGCCAGGCAGAGTTTTATTTAGATATTCGGGCATTTCCTCAGTATCAATTCAAGAGTATTACTTTCCCAATGGCTAACCCTAATATCCCAGATGCCTCTCGCGATCAAGCGTTTAATATCTTTATGGGCTTACCTTTAGACATCGAGGACTTGCCTCTAAACATTGCCGATGGTCGCTATCAGGGATTCGTTGAAGGCTGGACTTGGACTACTCGATTTAATGCACTCGATCTAACAATTATTGTTTCGCCAGTTGCCTACTCGCTACAGGCTTTCAGGTGGAACAGCGTTCCAGTTACAGAGACATGGAACACGCTTAGCCCTACTTTAGATTGGAATAACGCTACAATAGTAGCCTAATAAGGAGAATACATGGCAACGACAACTAATTATGGGTGGGATACCCCAGATGATACCGACCTTGTTAAGGATGGCGCTGCCGCTATTCGCACCCTTGGCTCATCTGTAGACACTACTACGAAGGCACTAAACCCTTCTACGACTCTAGGCGATATTGAATATAGATCCGCCACCGCTAACACCAACACTCGCCTGGCTATTGGTTCAACAGGAAACGTTTTGACAGTTTCAGGCGGAGTTCCAGCGTGGGCAGCACCAGCACCAGCAGTTAGCGGTTTAACTTTAATTAAATCTCAAACTATTGGCTCAGGAGTTTCAACCGTAACCGTAACTGATGCGTTTAGTTCTACATACGACAACTATAAAATAATTATTTCAGGTGGAGCAGGTAGCGCAACTAGCGAGCAGTTACGACTACAACTTGGCTCAACAACAACTGGATATTATCGATTTGCGATCTTTGGCAATTACACAGGAAGTACAGTAAACGGCGAAAATGTAAGCAACGGAAGTTATTGGCAAGGCGTAGGCACAATAACAACAGCAAATGTTACTGGCAATATAGATTTGCTTTCTCCAAATCTTGCAAAAAATACATCTGTTCTTTCTAATTATTCTCAATCCAAAACAGACGGAAATGCTTTTTGGTTTTCTGGTTTTCTAAATGATACGACTCAATACACAGCATTCACAATCACCCCAAGCGGCGGAACACTTACAGGCGGAACAATCCGCGTTTATGGCTATCAGAACAGTTAAGGATAAAAAATGACCTATAAAGTACAAATAGACGATCTAGTTCGCGAAGCCACAAAAGAAGAAGCGGCTGCTATAAAAGCAAACGAAGCCGATAAAGTTGCAGAAGCCAAAGCCATCGAAGATAAATTGGCGGCAAAGGCTGCTATTGCAGACCGCCTAGGACTTACTCCAGATGAACTGGCACTACTACTGGCATGAAGCCAAAGTTATGCAAAGCAGGGCAACAGTTACGAGAACAGTTCGATGACTCGTTCCCAGACCGCGATCGCACTTCCGATGGCTGGATCGCCGATGCCCGACATCGTGCAGGCGGCACTAGCGATCACATACCTTGTGCATCGACTGGGAATGTTAGAGCGATCGACCTCGATCGAGATGTCTCTGGTAAGGCTAAACCAGACCTCATGCCCGATATTGCTGATCAACTTCGACTCCTTGCCAAGACCGATAAGCGCATCAAGTACATCATATTCGAGTCCAAGATCTGTTCAGCCAAGAGCGCTTGGCGCTGGAGAACTTATACTGGGATTAACAAGCATCGCCATCATATGCATGTCTCATTCAGTATCAAAGGTGATCAAGATGGTTCGTTCTTTAATATACCGTTACTAGGAGGCACATCATGAATATGAAAAATCCACTCGTACTAACAGCAGGAGCATTCCTGTCTGCTTGGGCTGCATCTAACTTCGCAGCAGATTACCGCTCAATTCTATGGGCTGTTCTTGCTGGAGTATTCGGATATGCGACACCTAAACGGTGAGTCCTCAGGATTACGCTGCTATTGCAGTAGCGATCGTAACGGTTCTGGGTGGTGTTACTGCGATGCTGCAGTTCTTAGTCAAGCACTACCTCAATGAATTAAAGCCCAATAGTGGATCATCTATCAAAGATCAAGTTAATCGACTGGAAGCGCGTGTCGATACTATTATTGAACTATTAGGTAAGTAACACTTATCTCATGGCGCGCAAAAAGGCTATCGATCTAGAGGCTTACTCTATGCTTGATCAGTACTGCATCGGGCTTAATGAGTTCTATAAATCTTTAAGACGATCAGGCTTTACGGTTGAATTAGCCCTAGCCATA